GACTTTGGCGATGGCCGTTGATGATGGTTCTGCCGCTGGTCTCATGTCTGTCCCCTTGCTCTGATGGCGGCGGCGATCACTTCGCCACTCCCTTGTATTTCTTGCGGTTCTTGCTTGCGTACTGCTGGTTGAGCGTCTGGCCTGGGGGCTTGCGCTTCGGCTTGATCTTCATCCGGCCCATCTCGTCAGCGATAACGTCGAAGTTTCCGATGGGGATGCCTTGGGCCTTCACGCGAACTCGAGGTTTCAACGGCATAGCGTCCTCTAGGGCTTTGAGATAAGCAAAGGCGGTCGCGGGGATCATGGCTTTTCCCCATCGGCGTTCGGGTCAGTCTTGGGCCAGCCTGGATTATCTGCGCAGCCCTTGGGGTCAACTCTGATCCATGACCATGCATTGTCGGCTAGCCACACGCGGCCGAAATGATCGGTGAAATAGTAGACCTGATTGCCGAGCCAACTTTCAAAGCGCCATTCTCCGCGCTTCATCGGGCGGCCACCTGTCAGCTTGCTATACCAGCGTACATTTTTCACGCCGCCCTCCGTAGCTCGATCGTTATCGCCTTGCGTGCCGCCCTGATCTGCTCTGCGGATCTGCCGTTTATGGGTTTGGACATCCTGAGAGCTGTCAGAGCTTTCGAGAGGACTAGGCGCATCTCGTCTGCCTGGGTGTCTATCCCGAGTAGGTAGTCCATGCCGGAGCGGTGGGGGTTCATGCTGGCACCTCCATGTGGAAGCCAAGCTGTTCCTCGTGAACGCCCCACTTCTCTTTGCGCTTTTTCATCAGCGTCAAATACTTGGTGTATGCTTCCGATTTGTGCTGACTGAAGCCCATGCCCTTGCCCCAGTAGTCATTCCGCAAGAGGCTCTTGCACACGCGGCGCCAGCTTGGCGCTTTTCGCGCAGCTTCCATTTCGTATGCCGCTTCGTCCGGTATGCCGTCGGGATAGCCACGTTCCATCCACCACTTCTCAAACAGCATCACCTTGTTGCGATAGTGCTCCTGCGACTTCGGCGGCATGCTGTTGACGAGCAATTCCGCGAACGATCGCCATGTGTGGTTGGCCGGCTTTGTCACGCCGCGATAGCCGTTGATGTTGCCCCACTCCTGAACGTACAAAGCGCCACCGTTGGCACCGTTCACGCGCGCCACAACCTTGCACCACGTCTCCGGCTCGATAATATGGAACAGCCATAGGCCGCGGCGCTGGTCGTCTCCGTAAGGCTGACAGATACGCATCTGCGATATCTTGAGCCCCGCCTTGTGCATCATGTCGTAAAGCCGGTTGCTCGGCGCTTCCGGGTTCTTCGCGTGCCACGTCCAGATATCTTCCGTCCGCCAATCATAGATTGGATAGACGTTGTAGACGTTGGCGCTCACGAGCGACGTGTACCGCTTCTTGTCCTTCGTGACCTTCTTGGATTGAACGATGGTGCGAAAACGGTTGAGGCTTTCGTCAGAGCGAATGCCAACAAAGCACGCGCACGACTTACCTTGAGCGTACCACTCACCAAACAGCGGAACGAATTCCTCGAACTCCATTCCGTTGTGGAACCAGTCGAACGCCTCGGGACGAGTGATCGCCATCTCAGGCGGATTGCGTATCCACGCCTCGCGCTTCTCAGGGTCCCACGCCAGCCACTTCGGTTCGTACACACTGACGGCGTTGCGGAGCGCTATCGGAAGCGCGCACCAATACGGTTCAATGTGATCCTTGTAGAGATCGAAGCACCGTTGCGCGTGCTCCATCGTCAGCTTGTACTGTCCTTCCAGATCGACCAACAGAATGCCGATCTTGCGATTGCGTTTGATCGCCTCTTCCATGACGAGGTGCAGCATGACTGTGCTGTCCTTGCCGGCGCTGAAGCTCAGATAGATCCGCTCGAAATTGTCGAACGTCCACGAGATGCGTTGCTGAGCAGCTTGCAGAACATTGATCCCGATCGGGCGTTTTGTAGGTGTCATTGCGCCACCTCATCGAACAGCATCGGGCTCTGCGTTTGTTTTCTGCGGCGCATGAGATAGACGTTCAGCACCTCTTCCGCTGCCCGGTTTGCTTCGTCTTGCTCCGATTGATCGAGCGTGTGCCACGCAACGCGCGTTGCCTCTTCCGGCGATTTCGTCGCGATACAGCAGCCCGCGTGACCAAGCCACGCAATACGGTTGACGCTTTCCGCCGTCAGATTTGCATCGCAGGATTTCGGCCATGCTTCCAAGGCTTCCATCATCGCATCCCTGAAATCGGTTGGAGACTTCATCAGGTCGGCAGCGTTGGCAACGTGCTCTTTCCGCTCCCGCCCGCGAACGATCTTCCACATTCCGCAATGATACTCTTCGAGGTCGTTGTAGTGGTGGTAAATGCGCTCAGACATTCTCGTCCTCCACTACAAGATTATCATCCTCGTTGACGGTCGATGCAGGTTCCCACGCTTCGGAGAATTCGCGATCTAGGAACATATCGGCAAGGCCACCGATTTGAGCGAGACGCAACACCTCGTCCGGGTCCATACCGAGCTGCTTACCAATCTTCTCACTGCTCCAATTTCGACGCCGCAGATCGAGCACGATGTTGGTCATTGCTTCGACCTGGTGCTTTCCGCGCGCTCTGTTGTGCCGAATGGTCGATGCCATCCGGTTTTCTTTGCTCTGCTGTGATGCGCGGATTTGCACAACTGGCAGGTAACCACGGATGCGCTGTCTTACAGCATCACTCTCACGGCCCACGCGGTTTCGGTGGAAGCCGTCGATGACGACGCGCACGTCCTCTTCAAGATTGGTCACGATCGGCTGAGTGTATCCATCCTCAAGAATGGAAAGCTCGAGCAGCTTCATTTCTGGCGGTGCAACGCTGTTCGGGTTGTAGTCGTTGGCCCTCACGTTGTCGGCTTTAACCCACCGGACAAAATCAACTGGCTCGCCTGAGAACGGACTTAGGTCGTGAAGTTTTTCCCGTATTGCGTTGATTGCCTCAACCCGCTCGTCAATGCTTAGTGTGCCGATGAAATCTAGGCTCCTAAGAGCGCGCGCTACTTTTGCTGCAATATCGGTTGTCATGCTGGCACCTCATCGTGAAGCCAGACGAGATTGGCGTGTCCGTGTTCGTCGTAGCCGGTCAGTGTCCATCCCATCTCAACGTACTCCCGCACCATGTCTCGCGTGGCGCGCTTGCGGTACGGCAAGCAGGTTTCACCGCGGGCCATCTTGGCCACAGCTTCGGCCATTGCTTCTCCAAGGCTGATGCTCATGCGTCGTCTCCCATGATCTCGTAACCGACACGACCGACGCGGAATTGATTAAGCCGCTCGTCAAGGTGAAGCTCTGCAAGCGTCGGCTTGCCCATGCTTTCGTGATCCTTGAGCTTGTCGAGGTGCAGCATCGTGGGACCTTCGAGGTTCCGCCACAGACACACGCCGATGTCGGCCTTGTTGCCCCAGTGGGCGGTGTCGGCGCCGTCGTTAAGCGTCAGTAGGCCGTTCTTAGCCAGCCGCTTCTCGACACCATCCTTGGGAGGATGGGCGCACACGATCATCAGCAGGTTGTAATCATCGGCCAGGGCTTTGAGGTTCATGATGAACCGGCCCATGTAGTCGGTTTTGCTTTCGCCGCGGCCGACGACGTGCTCGATCTCGTTTACCGGGTCGATGCAGACGACGCGAACGCCGTAAACCTTCACGGCGAACTCGATCCGGTTCAACAGCAAATCCTGATTGAGCACCGATCCACGCTTGCGGCGTAGGAAGCGGGCGCACTGATTGATTTCGAGATCGGCCTTGGCAACGTCGTGATCGGTCCAATGGTGCGGCGGCTTGTTGATCAAGTTCCGCCGCAGATCGCGCTCATACCGCGGCTTGATCTTTTCCTCGAAGCTGGTGAGCAGGAATTTCCAGCCGTGCAGCCGCCACAGGTTGACGAGCAGCTGGCGCAAAAACACGCTCTTGCCGGAACCGTAAGGACCGATGACCGGCATGAACGCGGGCGTGACCAGCCGCCAGCCGTGATCGTCGAGCGCGCCGAACCCGGTCTTGTAGGTCTCGACAGGGCCTTGGTCGGGAACGTCCGACATGGTGCAGACTTCATCGGTCCACATCAGGCGGGCGGTGTTGATCGCGGTGTTGATCGTGTCGGGATTGACTTCGGTCGGCCACCAGTTCCAGCGGCAACGGGTGTCACCGAGGATCATCGCGATTGCGTCGCGGGTTTCTTCCATGCCCTCGGGGATGAGGATCGTGAACGCCTCCCAGCAGTCGACGTAGGGGTGAGTGCGGCCCTGGCTGTCGACGAGCTGGCTCTGGTGGGCAACGTCGCGAACCGAGGGGTTTCCGGAATCCATGACGATTCTTGCGGATTCCTCGCCGATTACGAGCACGAGGTTTCCGGCGATGGTGTGGGTGTCGAGCATGGTCAGGCTCCCCACCGGCTGAGCTTGACGCGCTTCGGTTCGGCTTTGGCGGCAGCCGCTGCAAGGTAGTTCTTCTGCCGGCTGGTCATGTCGCGAACGATGCGGGCGAGCGTGGCTTCCACCTGCACCTTGAGGGATTTCCGACTGCCCTCGTTGACGGCGGCGTGAGCCTCCCGCAGAGCGTTTCCAAGGGCGCGCTCATCGTTTCCGAATTGCTCAAGCCAGTGCTGACGAGTTCCATTCACGAGCGCCAGATCACCGCTTTCGGTGACTTCGATGCCGGCGTGATCGTCCTTGGTCGCGAAGGCCGTCCGCCAATTGATCGTCGAAGCCCCCTGTGGGGGTTTGGGGGTTGGTTCAATTGACGGTTCAGTGACGGTTCCTTTAGTAGCCGCACCTGATGCGGCCAGGGTAGCCGCAGTACGTGCGGCCAGGGTAGCCGCATCCTGCGGCTGTCCCCCTGGCCGCAAATTGCGGCTATCCCCCCGCGATGGGTTGTGTGTGGCCGGCGAATAGTCCCCAACTGGTAGCGAGTAGCAATTCGACTTCAGGCCGCCTCGATCCGCAAGGCGCGCGTCTTTTGCGAGCATGCCGGATTCGATCAATCGACGTATCGAACGGTCCACCGTGTCGATGCTGCACATCGCCAGCTTGGCCAACGTCTTGCGTGACGGAAAACATTGGTGGTGCTCGTCGGCGAAGTTGCCAATTGCGATCAGGACGAGCTTGTCAACGGGGAGTTCGGTGCTCTGCTCAAGAGCCCAGCCCATAGCCTTGCCGCTCATTTGGACAGCCCTCCGATGAAGGCTGCCTTGCGAAAGTTCTTCACGCCATTCGTGAAAAAATCCGTTCCGAGCGCCAAGATGAGTTCGTCCATCATGACCGTCAGCACGAGCGAAACGTCACCACCATCGCGCAATCTCTGCGCTGCGCAGTCCACTTCTCTTTGAAAAGTCTCCAATATTCCAAGGCTTCTAATGTCATCTGCCTTGCATTTTTCACATTCTTGTGTCATTGGTTCTCTCGGTTTTAGGATTTTTACCCCCGCGGCCCTGGCAGGCTTGGCGGGGGTTTCTTTTCAGGCTTCGGCTCTTTCGGATGCTCGCTTACGCAACTTGTAAAACCTGTCCCACTTGGCTTCGTGCCGGCGCTGGTGACGGTTTCCGGCGTTGTCGAGGTTGACCTTCGTCTGCGGCACGACGGATATGAGAACGGTATCGCTGCCGTCGTTGGCAGTGCCGTAAATCCAGATGTACCCGCCGTAAGCTCGAATGCTGCGCATCGGGTATGCTTGGATCATCTTCTCGATGGTGTAGCGGTGGCCCTCGTAGGGCTCAGGGGCGCCCTTCTCCCAGGCTTTGAGGGCCATGCGAGCCACGGCCTTGCGGGAAATCCCGAGGCGCTTCCTGGCGCGTTCGTCGGCGTGATCGGAAATGATCATGGCTCAGTCTCCCCTCAGCACGGACGGCACCATGTGCAGGCTCGATCCGATCCAGCGTTCCCGCCAGTTGCCCTCACGTTCGAGGATGCCCTTGAGGTCACGGGACTCGTCGTCCCACTCGTAGGTGACGGCCCATGTTGGACCGTGGACAACCATCATGTCTGGTTCTGCGTCGGTGTTGCACGGGCGTGCCATGTCAAGTATAATCGATGTCATTGTACGGTAGCCCCTCCTACGGGCTGCGCGTTGGACGTGGAGCATGCTCTACGGCATGTCCCTGGCGGCTCGGTACGAGACCCACTCTCGGCCGAGCCGTTACTATTTACAGACAGCGCCTTGTCGTTCGCTTCGCGAGTAAATCCTTTCGCTCGGCGTACATCTTTCTGTTTTCACGGTGCCGATGGCATTCCGAACACAATGCGTCGTCAGCAATGCCCGTCTTGAGAAACTTTGCGCGGCGTTGCTCGTAAGCCCCGCAAACACAACGAACATTCCATAGCGCGCCCTTGCTTCTTGACGCCCCTGCGTAGCTCAGGACCGTCAACCGGCCGAACTTGACGCCAGTTAGATCGACAAACTGGGGGTTTTGCGGAATGGCACGCGAAGACACTGGAACCGCGTCGAGGACACGGGTGTCTGTTGCCGGCACGTAGTCGAAAGTGCTCCCCTTTTTGATCACCCTCGACGCAAGATTGTCGACCGGATGATGCGGGTAAATCTGATCGTGTTTAGTCGTCCGCATAGCATCCTCAAGTAATTCTTTCGCTTCTCCCCTCCCAGCTGACAGGCGCATCGGAATACGCCCGCCAGCCGGCTCTCAGGAGGTTGCTGGCGATCACCAGCGGAGCGGACACGCCAGAGCATGTGCGCGCCGATGACGACGGGCAGCTACTCAGACGCAACGGTTACGGGGACGCTTACTTCACGCGGCGGCGCGGTGGCCGTTTCCCGCTTGATTCGCACGCTTGGGGCGATAGTCAGCCATGTACTCTCGTATGGTGTCGATGGTGCGCGACTTGATATCGCGACCGTCGCGGACTTCAAAAACAAAAGTGGGATCGTTCAAGGCGTTACGCCCGAACGTCGCCGCCGGCATCCCGGTCTTATCCAGGAACGCCTCGATTTCTGCTGCGATTTGATCTCTCAATTTCATGGTTCCACCCTAGTTGCCGTTGCCCTACAAGTCAAGCCCTAGTGGGTTGGGTGTTGAAAAGATTGAGTTATCCACAATTGTTGGGTTGGTGCTACTTTTCTTGTTGACGTGTAGGGCAATCCCAACTAGGTTTAGTCATCACCGCCGCAGATGACGCCGCCTCGTCGGCCCAAAGCTGAAACCCCAGACAAGGGCGCGGCGGTGATGCTCAAACAGGAGGCAGATGTGCTTTACGAGATTTCGATGTTTTGGAATGCTGCTCACTGCGGAACCACCGCCAAAGCGGAAGTCAGCGATTGCGGTTCTGTTCACTGGGTCCAGGTGTCTGGCAATGATGCGGCCAAAACGACGATTCACGTAGCGTCGGAAGACCATGCATCCAGGCTTGCCGCGCTGATCAATGAACTCACTTCTTCATCGCAAAAGCAGGATCAAGCCGCCTGACGCGGCGGTGATGCTCACAGAGGGAGATAGAAGATGGCAAAAACGTATTTCGAAGCAGCGTGTGATCGGATGGCCGGCGTCCCAACGACCCGCGCATTCCTCCACGGCGCCCATGCGATGAACGGTGAAGCCGAGCGCGATCGTGCTGCCGCCAAGGCCGACGCCATCGCCCTGCTGACGCTTCTGCAGGACACCACTCAATCCAGATCCGTTGCAGAGCGCTGCGCCAAGGCTAAGGCGGTGCTGCAATGACAGAAAAAGATACCAACGAGGTTCTCGTTCGTCTCACTCAAATAGTTCATCTGCTGGCGCTGGTCGTCAGTGGAACCGCGGGCGAACTGTCCACCCAAAAAGGGTCGAAGATCGCCGCCCAAAGAATTAAAGACATTATGGACATGGTAAAGTCATGACCTATCAATGTGATTGGAGCCTTGAGCTTCCCGTGACTGTCGGCGGTCAGGTTGTCGCCTACTGCCCCGACGTTGACTGTGTGCTGGCATTGGACGAGCGCGGCGATCTTCGCAAGGTCGGGTTCAAGCCTCGGCATGGTGATGCGCTGGTGTGGGTGTTCTCGGGTGAGATTTTCGACCTCGGCAACGAAGCCCTTGCCCGTGATCGCTCCCACATCATGGAGCTATGCGGCATCCCGAGCGACGTGCGCAATCCTCCGGCAGAACCGCACGAGTACTCCGGCGACGAATACAAGCCGGCGATGAGCATCTGACTTCAACCGAAAGGATCTACGCATGTACTCAAAGCCGAACATGGACGACCCAAAGGACAGACTCGCACACATACTTTCTGAAATGCACAACGACAATGCACCGCTCGGATGGGAGCGCTATCGCTTTCTCGCAAGTATGCTGATGGCCAAGCTGCCGATTTCGTCGACGGTCAATGACGAACGGTTCATGGATAGCAATTGGCAACCCGGAAAAGAAGATCCGAATTACCGAGATTAGTTACCTTGCCCCTACCAACAGGGGCGGGGGAGGACCGGGCGCGCGATTGGTCGCGTATCGTTGCGGGGCGTTAAGCCCGGTCCACAAATTCAGATGCGAGGCCATCATGGCTACTAGAACGACAAAGACGCACATTTGCGACCGCTGCGGCACTGAGCGCGACGGTCAAGTCGGTCAAGACTTTGACGGTGGCTATGTTTCTTTTGGCCCTATCAACGGCGCTTTGAGTGACCACGTCGGATCGTTCCGAGAGTTTATGAAGCCTCACGCGGACATTTGTGAGGAGTGCCGATTGTCGCTGTTGCGATGGTGGCAAAAGAAATGATGCGCCAATTTCAATCAGTAGCGGGAGAGTAGATATGCCACGTCCAAGGATTGGATACGCCGGAACGATTGCACTCGAAATCCATCAGTTGAGGGCGCGCAATGC